TACGCGAATCTTTATAACGAAGCGCTCTGTGTTGTTGAGAACAATGACGCAGGTATGCTCGTTGCGGTCGGTCTTTACCAAGACTTAGAGTATGAGAACATGTTCTTGGAGTCAGTAATCAAGTCCGACGCGATCGGTGTGACGATGACCCGTAAGGTAAAACGCATCGGGTGTTCGTCCATCAAGGATATCATAGAAAACAATAAATTGCAAGTGGTTGACGAAGAAACAATCCTAGAGATCTCTACCTTCGTCGCCAAGGGTGTGTCCTACGAAGCGAGTGACGGCAACCACGACGACTTGATGATGAACCTAGTGATGTTCGGATACTTTGTTTCCACCCAATCGTTCGGTGACAACTTCGACATGAATATCAAAAACCTTCTATTCGAAGAGAGGATGGCGCAGATCGAGGAAGACCTGCCGCCGTTCGGCATCATCGATGATGGAAGAGACTTCGTGGATCCCCCCTCAACCGATGGTAGCGAATATAATGCAGAATGGACGAACTTTCAAACCCCGTTCGACTCAAATTACGGTGAAAACTAAGCAAGTTATAAATAGTGTTATTGACGATATTACTCCGTATTATGTTTAACTTATTATACCTTAACTAGAAGGATACAATCATGGCTCTTAAATCAAACGAGTCGCCAGGCGTAACTATTAAAGAATTTGACTTGTCGGGAACTGTCCCTTCAGTCACTTCTACTACAGGTGCGTTTGTAGGTGACTTCGCATGGGGCCCAGTAGACACACCAGTTTTCGTTGCAAACGAGTCAGAACTGGTTGCTAAATTCGGGTCTCCGAAAGACGGTGGGAGTTCATCTGATTTCCTAGCGATCTCTCAATTTCTAAAGTATTCAGGTAGTGCATTCGTTGTTCGTGTCGGTTCAGGCACAGAGGCATCCGCATCACCTTTCGAAGCAAAATATCCAGGCGCGGCAGGTGATGAACTTGTTGTCGTCGTGACCGACAATGACACAGACGGATTCTCAGGAATCGATATCGAAGTTTGGTACGGCGCTGATGTGTCGGCCGACAGCGATGGAAAGCCAGTAATGACAGGTGGAACTCTTGTGGAGTCTTTCCCATTCTTGTCTGTTACCGCAGGATCAACGAACAGTGGCGAAGGTCAGTCAGGAGATACAAACTTCTGGAAAGAAGTAATCTCGCGTCGTTCACAGTGGGTCGCAGTAGAATCCGGTGCAGGGGACGCTGATGCTCTTGATGGGATCTATGATCTTGCTGGTGCAGGAGTAGTCGCCTCATCTGGATTCGATCAGAAAGCAAAAGATGCGTTCGGTGATGTCGACCAAATCCAAATCGACTTTGTTTGCGCACACAACATTTCAGTAGACACTGCACTAGAAATCGCACAACTTCGTAAGGACTGTGTTGCGGTTGCGTCACCAGATTCACAACCTGCATCTGCATCTGACGTTACAACATGGGCAAACGCTCTTTCATCATCATCTTACCTAGTCCTAGACGGTAACTGGGTACAGGTATACAACAAGTACCAAGATAAGTACGAAATGATCCCAGCATGTTCATCAACTGCGGGTATCATGGCGGCAACTGATCTTGAAGCGGCACCTTGGTTCTCCCCTGCGGGAACACGTCGTGGTCAGTACTTCGGTGTATCTGCACTTGCGTTCAACCCAACAAAGGGTGACCGCGATGTGATGTACAAGGCGCGTGTCAACCCAATCGTGTCTATGCCAGGCCAAGGAACCGTACTATTCGGTGACAAGACTGCACTATCACGTCCATCTGCATTCGACCGTATCAACGTCCGTCGACTATTCCTAGTCATCGAACGTGCAATCGGTGAAGCTGCGAAGAACGTTATGTTCGAACTGAACGACGACTTCACACGTGCAGAGTTCACAAATATCGTAGAACCATTCCTACGTGAAATCCAAGGTCGTCGTGGTATCACTGACTTCCGTGTTGTATGTGACGAAACAAACAACACGTCAGAAGTTATTGACCGCAACGAATTCGTCGCGTCTTGCTTCATCAAGCCAGCACGTTCAATCAACTACGTCACTCTCAACTTCGTCGCAGTCCGCACTGGTGTCGAGTTTGAAGAAGTGGTCGGTCAAATTTAAGGAGAACGATCATGACATTAAGAGTAGACGATTTTAAAGCAAAGTTGAAAGGTGGTGGTGCACGTCCAAGTTTATTCCGCGTATTAATTAACTTCCCTGCGTATGCAGGTGGTGACGCAGAACTAACATCGTTCATGTGTAAGGCATCACAGTTGCCAGCGTCAAGCGCGCCAGCAATTGATGTTCCTTTCCGTGGTCGTGTTCTGAAGATTGCGGGCGATCGCACATTCGAAGACTGGCAGATCACAGTAGTGAACGACACGGGTTTCGAAGTTCGTGACGCAATGGAACGCTGGATGAACGGAATTAACGGTCACAGTTCAAACACTGGTATCACATCACCAACACTTTATCAGGCAGACATGGTTGTCGAGCAGCTAGATAAAGACGGAAGTGTCCTAAAGACATATAACTTCCGTGGTGCATTTCCGATCGGTGTTAGTTCGATCGAACTAGCATATGATTCAAACGATCAGATCGAAGAATTCCAAGTTGATTTCGCAATCCAATACTGGGAGTCAAATACCACTAGTTAAAGGTATTATAAGTAAGTTTGATGGGGGTGCTTTTGCACCCCCCTTATACTTGAATTGAGGATCTCATGGCAGAGAATGATCAGAGCGGCGGATTTTCAGCGTTCGGTTTCGAACTGAAAAGAGTCAACAAAGATAAAGATGAAAAGAAGGTAACGTCTATCGTCCCTAAAGTGGATGAGGATGGTGCTGGTTACGTCACCGCGTCGGGTTCGTACTTCGGACAATACATCGACATGGAAGGCGGCTCTGCAAAAGATAATCACGGACTCATCACTAAGTATCGACAGATCGCGGAACATCCGGAAGTCGATGCTGCAATCGAAGACATCCTAAACGAATCTATCGTTGCGGGTGAACTAGAATCTATTGTTGCGTTGAACCTAGACAAGGTCGACACCTCAGACAAAATTAAAAACACACTACTCGAAGAGTTCGATAACATCGTGGGGATGTTGAACTTCGAGGAATACGGTCATGACATGTTCCGTTCATGGTATGTCGATGGTCGTTTATATCACCACCTTGTGGTCAGTGACTCGAACCCTAAAATGGGAATCCAAGAGATTCGACCTATCGATGCCGCAAAGATCCGCAAGGTCAAAGAGGTGAAACACAAAACAGATCCAGCAACTGGCGCGAAACTGGTAGACAAAGTAAATGAGTTTTACATCTATCAGGACAAGACTGGTACTGGTGCCGGTGTCAAGTTGACCTCTGATTCTGTTTCGTATATCACTTCAGGTCTGTTGGACAACTCGAAAAAGCGTGTCCTATCCTACCTACAGAAAGCAATTAAACCCGTAAACCAGTTGCGCATGATGGAAGACTCGTTGGTCATCTATCGTATGTCTCGCGCACCTGAACGTCGTATCTTCTATATCGACGTGGGTAACTTACCGAAGGGTAAATCAGAACAATACATCAAGGACATCATGGCGCGTTACCGCAACAAGATCGTCTATGATGCGAACACGGGTGAGATCAAGGATGACCGCAAGCACATGTCAATGCTTGAGGACTTCTGGTTACCACGTCGTGAGGGTGGTCGAGGAACAGAGATCAGTACACTGCCAGGCGGTGAGAATCTTGGTCAGATCGACGACATCATTTATTTCCAAAAGAAGTTGTACCGTTCATTGAACGTGCCTCTATCACGTCTCGAACAGGAACAACAGTTTGCACTGGGTCGTGCGACAGAGATTAACCGTGATGAGGTAAAGTTCCAGAAGTTCATTGACAGGATGCGTCGTAAGTTTTCAAACCTGTTCACAGGTATCCTACGTAAACAGTTGTTACTAAAGGGCATATGTACTGAACAGGATTGGGAGTCTTGGAAGAACCACATTCAAATCGACTTCAACCGTGACAACCACTTTGTCGAATTGAAGGAAGCAGAACTACTGCGAGAACGACTACAAACTATGGATCAGATTTCCGGTTACGTGGGGGAGTACTTCTCACGTGAGTGGGTTATGAAGAATGTCATGATGTTCAATGATGAGGACATCGCAGAAATGGCAAAACAAGTCGAAGCTGAGAACGCAAACAGCGACGATATGGATGATGACTTTTAAGGAGTATATGTAATGAGCGAAACTGAAACAGTTGAACTATCACCAACAGAAAATCTAGTGGCGGCACTAGAGGTCGGCAACTTCACTTCTGCCGAGGAACTATTCAACACCCTAATGCACGACAAGGTGCAAGACGCACTTGACGCAGAAAAGGTTAGTGTTGCGGGTCAGATTTTCAACGGTGTTGAAGTAGAAGATTTAGAAGTAACCGACGAAGAAATCGACGCGGCACTTGAGTCAGGCGACTTTGAGGATGTGGAGTTCGGCGAAGAAGCGGACGATTTCGAATAAAATCGCGGT